ATCATCTGTTGTTCTTAAAGCACGGTCATTTGATGCTGTAATATCCCATTGAACAAATAAAGGGGCTGTAGTCGTTCGTTTAGTGCATACAAGTTTATATTCCCCCGCCTTAGTCAAGGTAATTGTTTTTACACCGGTTGAAATGCCACTGTCCGCATAAACAATAAATTCCCCACCAGTTGTACCACTTGCATTTAACGTGATTTGCCCTGTTCCCCGTATTCTTAAATAAGTAATTTGTCCTACTGTTTGTGTGTTTGCAAGTGTTGGCACATTTACAGAAATGTTACTAGAACCATCATATAAATAATAAACTCCCGCCTGCATTGTTGCACCATTAGTGATAGAGGATAAAGCAATCCCCCCATTTGCTAACCCGCTTTCAGTATTATCAATTACGATGAAATCAGTAGCTTGAACCACGCCTCCAGATACATCAGAAACAAAGACAATTTGATCACTTGTATTCAGTGAAATCCCCGCAAGTGTACCACTGACAGATACTTGATAAAAGAATCCTTTTTTAGCATTTACAAGGCTTGGACTATTGGCGGTGGCATCATATGTACCTTTGTACACTAATGCACCACTTGCCCCGATGTTTGCTTGAATACTTGTAATTGCAGAATCAACATATTTAGTATTTGCGGACTTAGTAGAATTATCGCTAGCGCTTAGATCCGGTACGATTGGGGACGATGAAAAGGTCTTAACCCCCGCTACTGTTTGGGCGGTGGTCATTCGTACAAAATCGCTTGAATCTAAGCCATCAAGTAAATCGGCATCTAAGCCACTACCAGACCCGTCAACGGTTTTGATCTTAGTTAAAACATCGCTTGCTGTGTAGCTTGTACTATCCAGTTTGCCCGCTAGTCCATTGTCAACATATGTAGTAGTCGCAAATGTCAAAGCACTTGTTTCTAAAGTATCCACGCGGGAATCAAGGGCATCGGTTAAACCTGTAACATATACTTTTACTGTTGGGGCGTTGGGCGCTTTGTTTAGATCATCAATATCATTTGTTACGGAAGCACTTAAAGCCCTTGAGTCGGTGAAATACAATTTAGATGCTTCACCTTGCGCCCCTTGCCCTTCGCTAACATCTCCAGTGTACAAAGTCACCGCGCCAATTTGACCGTTTACACTAGAAACGGGGGATGATGAATTATAAAGAGCAATCCATCCGGGGGTATCTGAATCATAGATATAATTCCCATTGTTTGAGGGTGTTGGATCGTCAACAACGATTGCAACATCCCCCGTATTAATCCCCGTTAACGCGTCCCTCTCTGCAATGGTTTGAACTACATAAGGCTTTGTTAGTGCAAGCGGTGGAATGTGGTGATTAGGAATTAAGCCATTTGCGTCTAGTTCAGCAACGCCATTAGCTACGCCTTTATCTGAGGTTCTAAGCAAGCTAGATGAATCGCTTAATTGTGTACTTGCTGTAACTAAGGTAGGCTTGTCCCTAAGCTCTGAGTAACTACCTGTAAAGGATGTTTCAACGCCTAAAGCACTAATGAAATTTGCTGAGGTTGTAAAGGTTTTCACTGTGTTATTTGAATAACCTGTACGCCCCGCAATCACGACCCCGCTTGTTAAATTGGTTTGTAGTGTATTAAGTCCAGAACATTCAGAAACAATAATTAAGAAGGGACTAGCAACATTTGAGGGGATGATCCTAAGATTGCTTAGGTTACAACGATTAAAGTAAATTGTGCAATTTGTGAGATTTGAAATCAGAATGTTTTGATTGGCAAATTCGCAATCGGTAAAGGTCATAAAGGTTGCGCTTGAATCGGTTACGCCGTCAATTGTAAGACCGCCTAAGAATTGCACGCTTTGGAAAATATGCCTACCCTTTGTGCCTGTGATACTAGTAGCTCCCTCAATCTGTAGATTTGTAATGCGAATGCGTTCACTAGTCCCCCCAATGGATAAACCACGACCGCCCGCAAGTTCACAAATTGTATTGCCTGCATTGGGGCAAATAATGCCTAAATTCCCTTTATCTGTGATTTCTAAGGTTGCACCACCAAAAGAACCAGCGGACGCATAGATAACATTGCCTTGATCTGCACCAATCTCATTGATCACCGCTTGGAAGTCATTGACACCATCATTTACATAATAAGAATTACTATGTAAATGATGCGCCTCCACATCGTCCAATCTTAGATCAAGTGCATTGTCTGCATTGGTTCTAGTAGTGATTTCGTTTTGTAAATCAGCTTCTAAAGCCCGTAGATCAACGCCTGCGGTTAGTGTAAGAATGTCAGCTTGTAAATCGTCGATATCAGATTCGGCGGTAGTTACTCGTGAAGCTAAATCAGTAACTGAGGAACTTGACGCCTTGCCAAGCATGTCAGTTTGTAAACTATCAATTTCACCTTCTGCGGTAGTTACTCGTGTATCTAATGCACTGAGATCATTACTTGATGCCTTGTTAACAATCTCATTCTCTAAACTAGTTACTCGTGTATCTAGCGCACTGAGATCATTACTTGATGCCTTGTTAACAATCTCATTCTCTAAACTATTTACTCGTGTATCTAGTGCATTATCTGCATTAGTTCTATCTGTGATCTCATCTGAAAGATCACCTTGTAAATTAGTGATAGCTTGGGCAATAGTAGCACTAGCATTGTCAAAGCGTGTTTGTGTCCAATATAAATTAGTGCCTTCTGCGATGTTTGTTGTTGTCAATGTAACATCGCCATTCACATCGGGGGAAACACCGTTGACAGAATCTACAGTACCTTGACCCATACCGCCGGGGATTTGTGATAGAGGTACTTTACCTGTTTCGTCAAGGGTTGCCACGCCCCCCGCTTGTCCTTTTTCAGATTCGGGGATTCCACCTTTATTTTTATACAAAGTCGCCATTTTATAAACCTCGTTCCCAAGTTGTCAAAGTTGCGATCACATCACCAGCATTGTCATTGAATACTACTTTGATTTGATCAAACAAGGGGGCGTCTTTACCTGCAATCATGACAGTATCATCTTGTGTTGCGCCTAAAATGTGGGATTTGAACAAGGATTCACCACATGGCAAGATATACACATCAAAAGTACCAAGCCCCAAACCACTACAAGAAACTTGAGCGTTTGATGGGTAATCTGCAAAACTTGTACTTGTGTTGCTTCGTTTAAAAATAACTTCTGTATCAGAAGTCAGTTTTGTTGTCTTATAAAATGAACTCATAATCGTTACTCCTATCTTAGATCATATTAACTTAGTGATTACTTTTCATCATCAAAATCATTTACAAAATCCCAACTTGTCAATATTTCATGTAAATCTTTGTTTTCTTGATCATTTAACCCGTTGACCGTGTTATCTAAATCATCAATGTATTCACGATCTCCAAAGCTAATGACATGTTGAAACCGTTCTTCCCGTAGGACACAATGAGCAATCCAGAGAGACATAACAGTATCATCATGCTTTTCCCTCCCAAGCCCCCAAAGTTCTTGAATCAATGGGTCGCTTATTTCTTTATCTATAGCACTCCTACTAGGAATGATCACTTTGCCATTCTCAAAAAGTACAGATAGAGAAGTAACGCCGTCCCACGGACTCGCCTTTTTTGCCCCCGTTGTCAAGTGAGGTCTTAAAGGTAGGTCGGTGGACTGTTTCAAGCCTACATAGTGCAATTCACCAAAGGCATTGCGTTCAACGGCTACAGCATAAACTTTGCCCCTAAAGCGTTCATATTCTCTTACTACTGCATTCTTAAGCTCGCTTGTACTCATGCCCCGTTTCCTAAACAAACCTAATAAATAGTGATCCCCCGTTCTCCTATCTCTTGCCCAAGTAGTGCCAACGGTGAAATCTGAATCTTTTGATTCTGCATGTTGTGCATTCTGTACAAGTGAGAAATCCCACCCTTGCACAATGTCAAAATGTTCGGCGTTAATATGCTGTGGGATTTCATAGAAACTTAAGTTTCTTCCCCTCTCTTGTGCATGTTGTAACCATTCCCATTTAAATGCAGAAGCCGAATCGTCTTGAACTTGGTTTAGAAATTCCCTTGCGAACATTTGAGATCCGATTGTCATTCGCTCCTCCATCAACATTTCAAAGGGGCGGTGTTCTTGCCAAAGTACTATGGGATTTCCTACCACCTTAACGCCTGTTATTCGTGATTTACCATTGATTTCTTTTGTTTCATATTCATAACTTTCCGGCCACTTAATGATAGCGGGGTTCTCTAGTACCGACCATGTAGGGTCTACTTTTAAATGACCATATAAATCATCGTGATGTTTCCTTGTACCAATGACAATCATAAGACCGCCCGGTTCTAACATTGGTTGAACAGTACCACGAAACCACCGCCTTGTTTTTTCTCTACTTGTGAGAGAGTAGACCGTGTCATCATCCTCCAAGTCATCCGCTAAGATT